TGGTTTGGTGCGGGTGTGGTAGCCCGTATCTGTGTAGTAGCCCCCTAGGTTCTGCCTAGGGGGTTTTCTATTATCTACCAATACCAAACAGGTTGAGAATAGGATTGGCCCCTGCAAGATCATTGCCTGCCATTTCTGCGGCCTCTTGGATTTTCTTATACTCATCCATGATGATGGCTTCGAGTTGAGCCGCCTCTTCGATGGCGTCGATGTCGTCCTCTGGCCTACCTGACTCTCCTCGGATCATGCCGGAGCGGTACAGGAATAGGCGTAGGCTCTCGGCCAATACGGTCTCACCCGCCATCTTGTCTTGATTTTTAAAGATGCCTTCAGCGACCCGCGTAAAGTATTCAGGGTCCGCAAGCATCTTATCTGCCAACAGATCAGCCTCGCCCTTATTCATGGTAAGGCCTTTAGTCACCGCCTGACCACCCGAACGTACAACCGCACCGACACGGTTCAGAACACCGAAGTAGAACGTAACCATACGATCAAAGGCTTCGCGAGATGCTTGGTTTGCCGCCGTCGCGCTTTCGCCCAAGACAGGCTTGCCAAGTTGTAGGCGCGTTTCATCGCTCGCCTGCCGCAGCGCCATTTCTACGCCATCAACAAAGGCAGGTTTGTCTCGGAACACGACGCGCGCAGCGTCTAGAAGTTTTGTTGCATCAAGTTCTTCGTCAGAAATTTTTGCGGCACTAGCAGCGCGATCCCCCGCAGTGTTCTTAGTCTTACCAAAGAAGGCAATACGAATCTTCTGCGCCATTGCGGATTGATAGCCCTCAATAAGAAGTGGGTTCTCGGTCGCATATATACGATCTGTTAACTCTTGAACGATACCGGAATTCGCGCCCTTTGCCACATCATCAAAGATCTTGTCGAAAATCTTAAAGCCGTTCTGATATGGGACGCCTTCTTTCGCCCAAAAATTCTTTAACTCGTCTTTAAATATCTTGTCTTTGGTTACTTGTAATTGTTTTTGCAAACCCGAAAGAATTTCCGCTAGTTCTTCCCGTGGTCGGGTAGCGCTTAGTAGGCCCTCTCGAATTTTAGCAATGCGGGCTGAAGCCTCCGGAACACTATCCAGCGCCGCACCGTAGGTCTGCAAGTCTGTTAGAGCGCGCTTCAGAGTCTCTTCTGATAGGTCACCCGCAACGGACAGGTCGTTTGCAATAGGCTCTAGAACCTTAGAAACAATGTAATCCGTGGCCTCTTTGGAGGATAGTTCTGTGAACTCGCTGTCCAAGAATTGCATCAGTTGCGCGGCACCGGCTACGCGATCATTCGAAAGGCCTTGGCCTACAATCTGACGTGCTTGGTCCTGATAGTTTACATCGCCCTGTGTCCGACGCGCGCGGGCAAGATCACCTACAACACCATCCTCAGTAAGTGGGAAATAAATTTCTCTATCAAACTGTTTTGCAATGTCTACGTTTTCGCGAATGGCCGCACCATCAATACCACGGGCGGCAGAGTCCAACAGTTCCCCATCAATAAAGTCTATGAATTCTGCTAGTCGGGTTGCTGGGCCGTAGGCGCTCCTGTCACCCATATTAGCCGCTTTAAATAGGCGTTCTTTGGCCACAGCCGCGTCTTTGCGGATAGTGCCAAAGAATGTACCGAAGTCCGTAATACCGGCCTCATCCAACATGACTACCATATTCTGAAATGCGTCATCTCCGTCCGCCACTTCCAATGATTGCAGTAGGCGTTTGAACCCGCCGTCTGGAAGTACATTCATGGCGTCCTGCAACTCAGACATTCTGAAGCCACTCAAGGCCTCCTCAAGAAGGTCAATGTCTAAGTCTCCACCATTGCTGGTGATCGCATTGTAGTAGTCCGCACGGGTAGAGCGCATCTTTTCTACGCCCTCATCTACCGCAGCAATAATCTCATCTGCGTTGCCGCGACTAAACCGCGTCGGATCAATACCTGTACGGTTAGCCAGACGGTTAAGAGTATCCCCGAATAGTGGATCCTCCTTCATCGCAAGAGCAATGAGGCGCTCTTGTTCTCTTACTGCAGCACTCGCATCTGCGACCCTACCTTCGGCTTCCCCAACAATTGCTAGGTCTTCGTCTTGTAGTGTGCGTAGCGTATTATTTGCCGATACCTCGCCGCCGAGTGTATCTACAGTGTCGTCTAGTCCTGCTGTAAGTTCGCGAGAAACGGTCCCTAGTGTTCCCGCCACTTCACTGCCAGAAACTTGCATGGCACCCTTATCGACGCCCGCAGCCCGCTGCAGGAGAATTCTTACGTTCTCACTACTTTCACCGCCCTCAAGACCACGGCGAAGTGCGTCCATAGCAGTAGTTTTGAACTTGATATTTTGAAGCAGTTCTTGATCCATCTGGATGAAAACGTCTTGGTTTTCTTTGATGATACGAACAATTTCCCGCTGCATCTCTGCAGGATTGTTAGACCCACCACTAAGCGTTTTAAGAACGTTCTCTACAACAAACTTTTCTTGGGTGCTTTGCTTGAATCCACCCACCCAAGCCCCTGGGGTGAAGGACCAGCCTACCCGTGCAAGCCATGCAGCGCCTTCGACAGTCGCCGTTACGGGTGCCGCCAAGGCGATGGCTTCCATAAGCATATCACGCTTCTGCGCGTACAACTTTTCGAAATCATCTGCTTCAGGGTCCGTGTTTAAGGACGCGACGGTCTCAAATCCCTGCAACCAATCGAATGCGCGGCCATCACCTGTTACCAGAGTACCTGATTCCGCATCTAAGCCCGCTGCCATGTAGGCTTCACCACGAACAAATTTGCTAAGTGTAGATAGGTTTCTAGCCGTCGCCGGTGCAATTGAAGCGAACCCGCTTTGCACTGCGTTAGACGTAGTAGAAAATGCACGACCTACAGCGGTCTTGCCAGCCCCATATCTTGCGGTCTTTTCAAGAACCTTACCCGTACCAAAGCCTACACCTAGTTCTACACCACCTTTAAGAAGCGCGTTATACCACTTATCTCCGGCGTCTGACTTCATCGTATTTTCACTGAGCCACAAAGACCAACTTTCGTCGGGGTCTAGTCCCTCGTCCGACCACTTGTCGCGCGCAATATCCGCCAGCAATGCCACGGTTATTCCGAAGTTTCGGACGCCGTCACTAGCGGCATTAGTTATTTTGGTACTTAAACCAACACCCACACCAGTAAAACCCGTAGGGGTTGGCCGGTTTACTCGGATACCGTTATAACTTAACTCGCCAATGGCATTCTTCTCTGAACTCGGGTGGTTCTCATATTGCTCGTAAATTTCTTGAGCAATCTCAAAACGCTCTTGTTGGTTTGATCCAAGGTCGTCTGCGATATTATACATATCCCAAGACGGGTCCGGTAATTCAGGCACAGGTTCTGACGGTTTTGTATCTATAACAGGATTGTCTTCGGACGGTTCAAACGACGGTAGTTTATCTGGCTCAGTAAACTCAGGCGCAGGTTGTTCTGCGGACACAGCCGCGGAAGATGTATCGTCGTCCACCTCTGAATCATTTGATCCCATTCGGTTTATGGACGCTGAGTAGTCGATCTCTGGACCGGCAGGTAGAATTTCCTCTGCCGCGGAACGTGTCCCCGTAAAGGGTTTCTTTTCAGGCTCTGTAATTACAGGGCGGTCTTCTATTACATTTCCACCCGCGCGTAGTTTGATATCGGGTGCAGTCTGAGACGGTGTGGTGTCGTCTGGCACCGCGTCGGGTAGAAGAAAAGAAGATGCGCTGTCTACAGATGGTTCAGGCAGTGAAGGTGCCGTGGACATAGCCTCTGGCTCTGGCCCAGGATCTTCTTTAGGTGTATTACCAAGCACAGTATTGAAGCGCGCTAATTCGTCCTGTGTAGGAAACGTACCTTCGATCTCGAAGTCTAGTTCGTTTCCATCCGGACCTGTAAGGGTAATGGTTCCCATGGCAGGCGCTCCTACTGTTTAATTGTGAATGTTGTTGGGACTCCGCCAACTAAAACGGTAATCTTATTGCCGTCTACTGCCGTGATTTCCATCCCGTTATAGACGTCACCCACCTTGCGTTGGGGTACTTGGTTCGGAGGTTTAGAGATCGTCGTGGTGTTGTTGTCTGGATTAAACAGATTGTATGATTGGCTAATAACACTGTTCTGATCGTCACCAATCAACTTCTCTAGGCGGGAAACCCCATCTTCTTCCTTAAAGAAACTAATACCTGTACGTTCCTCCCACGCCGCGGCACTGCCGCCCTCGTAATTGGTATCATATACTGTAGTCTCCATAGTTCTGAGCCTTTGGATTTTATCTCCAAAGTAGTTTCGCATAAGTGTTTTGGTTACTTCTGGGTCTGTAGAACTCAAGATTTCAGACAGACGCTCAAAGTCTTTGTTTGACATGGCGTTACCGCGCTGCCCCTCTAGGCCACCGATCTGGAAGGTTAACAGAATCATATTGGCTTCGAAGATGGCCCGCTGTCGCAACAAGGGGCTACTTATAGTCTCTAGACCTTGTCCTTTCGAGATCTGTTCTAGTCGTGACGTGTCTAGGCCTTGTCCGACGGCGTCTGCCATGGTGATTTGCTTATCACCGCCTTCTTTAAACACTTCGGTCAGTAGGTTGATACCTGTTACGACCTCGTTAATAGCGCCTACTGCACTACGCGCTGTCGCAACGACCCTGCGTGTGACTTCAGGGTTTTGATCAATAATTGTGTACGTCCGAGCCGCGAGAGGCAGAGAGGATACAAGTGTGGTGGCGTATGACTTGTATTTATTGCGCTCGGTACTGGTAGCGTTGTAGATTTTAGTATGTTCTTGCCACTCTTTTTCAGAAACTTTTTGATAGGTTACGCCGTCTTCGCTTGTCTTGCCCAGATCGTACTTTTCGCCGTCTGCATCAACATAGTCGTAGTCGGTGCCGTTAAACTTAGTACGGACATCGATCTCACCCCAAGTACCGTCTGGCTTGACTGCGACGATCTTAGTCGATTCTTCGCCTTTAACCATGGTTTCAGAGCGTGTTGCCTGAAGGTTTGCTTCGATCTGCTGATTCAGTTCTTTAATTCTTTCTTGGTCTGGATTGGCTGCGCGCTGTTCTAGATTGAGTTGTGAGTACAGTTCATTAAGGTCCGCTACCTTTGGATCGCTTGGGTTCGCGGCCTCAATCGCAGCCAACATGGACGGCATTGTACTAGCCTTCCACACAGCAAATGCTTCCTTCGCTGCCGCATCACCGCTTTGTGCCGCCTCAAATAGTTTGAAGTGGTTTGTTGCAAGGTATGTGCGTGTAAGTTTTTCGCCATCAGGGACTTCGTCGTATGCGCCTTTAAGGTTTCGGACTACTTCCACATAGCCTTGTGGCAGGGCTGCAAACGCATCTTTATCATTGGCCTCTAAGGTTGCTAGAGTTTGAAAGTTACGCAGAACCTCATCTTTTCCTGCCAAATCGCCTAGGGCTGTAAGTCCCATTGGTAAGCCCGCTTCGAATTTTGTCTCTAGTGCATTTAGTGCTGCGTCGTACCCCTCTGTGGTACTGATGCCAAAGGCCAAAATTTGCGCCCTAATAGCATTTACGTCTTCTATTTTAGACACACCAGTAAGTTCAGGTGGCTTAACCACCTCCATAGACATCAGGCGGGTGTCGTATGATAGATTTCCACTTACAGGTGGGGTAGACCGCTCCCCTGATTTCACAAGGTCATAAAGTTCTGCTTCACCGGTGCTTTCAAGATGACTAAGGAAACGATTTTTAGCATTATTAATATAGTAGTCCTGATCCACACCCAAAATAGTTGCAATTCCCTTAACGATGCGGCCACCCAAGCCCACCTCTTCGTCGTCAGCATCATCATTCGAGGTAGTCTGTGGAGTTGGGTCGTTATTACTATTGTTTGGATCAAGTTCAACTTGCCATGGCTCATGCCCCATCCGGAAGGTTAGTCCGTATGCCTCTGCGTGCTGGTGAATGCGTTCGCGGGTTGCTTCGTCAATCTGATCAAGGCGTTTTCCGTCCAATTTAAGATCGGCGGCTTCACCGGATTGGTGTTTAGATGATCCTGGGAGCGCAACAAACTTACGGATGCCAGAGGGGTCAAAGCGGCTCTCCCATTTCTGTCCGGCGGCAACCGCCCCTAGATTAGAAACATCTGTCTTCCACTCTTCAATTTCTGCGGGCTGAAACCCATACTTGCCCATGTTGTCTGCTAAGATACCCGCCTGAATGTCGGCGCTACGATACCCGCTATACACGGTCAGACGACCCGCCAAATCTTCAGGCAATTCACTCATCATAGAGTTAAGGTTCGCGGCAAATTGCTCGTTCATTCCTGAGATAGAGTCGCCTCGCTGTGCGGCACCTCCGGACAACTGAATAGCGGCCATTTCAGTATCAACAACCGTGTTGGTTACGGGCGCTCCTGTTAGGTCTGTTCCCGCACCTACGAATGCTCCACGATTGATGGCGTCACTAAAACGCTCGGCAACGTACTTAGCATCTTCGTATGTTGTTAACTCTTGTGTGATTAAAGACAGGGCGTCTTGTTTGCGGATATGCGCGGGCAAGGTTCCTGCACTATTTAGGATGCCGTTAGCCTGCGCTAGTAATTTAGCATCTTTAACTTTTTGCGCGGTATATAGGTCTTTCTCTTTATTCCAACTAGAAATGTTGCTTCGCAGCAAATCGTTCTCTAAATTATCCTTCGCAGCCATGCGTCGTTGGTATACGGGGACAAAACCATCGGCAAACCCATCGGCAAAATCATCAAAACCGCTCATTAGACAACCTCTTCTTGTTCATCGCCATAGCCAAGCATAGCGTTTTGTTCGTCGTCACTTGCTGGGGCTAGAGGAACGGATTCATCCATCAGGCCACTCTCTTCGGTAGGGTTTTCCTCGGAGTTTTCTTCGGAAGGGTCGTCGGGCATGATGTCGTCGTCTTCCATAGCCAGTTTAAGCATGACAGGGGACATACGTTTGAAGTCCTCTTCGACGCCCATGACGTAATCCAAACCGGCATCCTCTGCTAGGATTTGCAGCAATCGCGCTAAAGGTCCGGCTGCAAGTATAGCCACATCAATTTGAAATTTTCCCCTACCGATATTCGATAGCATCGCATAAGAAATAAGTGAGGTAATTGTGAAACCTGAATCAACAAACGTCATTAGTCCGTTCAGGGTTTTTGGCTCCATGATCTTTCCGATCATGTAATCAACAACGTCATCATACTCTACCAGATCAGGGGGACGGTGCCAAGGGTAGTTTTTAGGGTCACTAGTTAGGTTTTCACCCGCAATTGGGGCATCAAACATTTGCGCAGCATCACTTTTCATCTTTAGTCTCCCGAGATTTTGTTGATGCCAACTCTTTTTCAAAGTTGTCAAAATACTCTTGTGTGTACTTGAGACCGTCTTCTTTGAGTCCGGCTAAATTATCTGGGGTTTTGCCCGACAGAAATGCTTCTACTGACTTGGCTATTGCATCTTCAAATTTCATTATACGATCATCCCGTAGTTAACCCGAAGGTATCCATCCGACCCCATATTCACCGCCGCTGGAACGACGTTCTGTACTTCTTGAGCAATAACGCCGAACGCAGGTTGGTCTCCCACAATGCGCCTGCCTTCATCAGTCCAATCCCAGCGGTAAACGCTGATACCGTTTTTCAAAGTCCCAAATTTTACTACGTTTTCTTTGAGGCGTTCGTCAGAAAAGCCCACCAGCCAAGATACTCCTGAAGCAATGGCCTGCGCCCCTGCTTCTGTTCCGGCCGCGGCCCCAAGTATTTTGCCTATGGAACCTAGCAATCCACCACTCTTAGGGCGCTGCAATTGGGCTATAGCAATTTTGTTCTCGCGCTCTAGTGCACTTTCTCCAGATTTCCATGAGTAGTCTAGGATGGCGTCGGCCCTATCCCAGAGTTGATTCATAGACTCCGTAGTAATATCAAACAGGTTTTTTACATCAAGGGCGGCGGCCTCAAAGGCCATCTCAGTCTCTTTCATTGTAACATCTTGACGCCACTTTGTATTGGCTAAATCAATGTTATATTGCATGCTGCGGTAATACTGTTCACGGTTGTTTTCTAGTGTGGAGTTAAACTCCGAATTGTCGTTAATTTCACCAGAATTAAACTTCGCCATTCCGTTCATCTGTTCGACATTAAACTTAGAAATAGATGCGCCAAGTTCATCATAAAATTTAGTGAATTCATTAGCCGCCTCTGCCCCAAATGCACGGGCTACGTTTTCAGACTTAGCATCTTCGAGAATAGACTGTACGCGGGCTTGGGTGTTGACCACAGACATTTGCTGTTCGTTAGTCAGGTTAGCCATATCCATTTGCATAAAGTTCTGAGAATTCTGTATTGCAGTCTGCATGCGGGAATCTAAATTCATCTGATCCATTTTAGACAAAACGTTCGCCCGATTGATGGTCGCTTGCTGCCTGTTATCTAGATTTTTAGCCGTCATGGTCTGAAAGAATTGCGCTTCTTGCTGTGCAATAGGCAGCGTGGCTTCCATGATCGCGGTAGACATGGCGGCGGTGGCCGCTGTCCCTGTCATTCCCTTAAAGGCGGTGATGCGCGCAACATTTCGCGCCGTGCCTTGCGCCCACGACGGTATTTTTGGCTCTCCATTCGGCCCTTCGAATTGGCCGGAAATAATGTCTAATTGACCGAGGACTGTCGCTTTAGTGTCTGTGTAGTTCCCAGCGCCCAACTCTTGGGCCAGTAATTTACCTGCAACAGTAGACGTGTCGATCATTGAGGAAATGTTTTGGTTGGCAAATTGAGACAAAGCCTCGCCAGTATAGTTTTTAGTGCCGTCTGCATTTACGCCGGTAGCAGTACCCTGCATGTCAAACTGTTCTGCTTCGACTATGGCCTCTTGAGATACTTCACCTGTTGCGCCCGTACCCTGCGCTGCCTCTACATTCTCCACAGAGGTAGCCGCGTCATACGTCTGAGCGCCTTGGTTCTCCGGTATACTGTCCATAGTGGTTGTTGCTGCGGTTGACACATCAACATTAAGACCATCTGACTGCATTTGATACTGGTCAGCCGAGGCGTCCATAAGACCGTTTTGAGGGTCAATGACGGGAACGCTTCCTGATAGAGTAAGTTCGGGCGTCAAGAACGATGCAGGATCATTTACGATACCTTCAGCGGACTCCAGGCCAGCATTATTATTATTGTTTATGCTGCCTGCGCCGGCGGCTACCGCAAGGGCATTCCCTACTACTCCAGAACCACCCGACCCCTCTGGGATTGCGTCGTTAGCCATATCCTGAAATTGTTGGGTTCCCTCATTAGCAGTAACACCGCCGGTTGTTATCTGGGTGTTAGAAACTGGTGCGGCATTTGTGCTTCCAGTATTTGCCGTGACCTGAGTAATGCCGTTAGCCATTCCGTTTATCCCGTTCTATGTTACATGCTCGAATAGTGTCTCTAAGTTCTGAATAGTCAGAAACTACACGCTCTAAGGCAGAACCCTCGTTTGGTAGAGACATGACCTCTTCGGCTAGTTTTTTATTAAATTCTTGTGAATAACTTGTTAGTGGCGGACAGTATACTTCTAGGTCTGTCTTATAGACCGGTCCCGCGCAGCCGCTTAACAATATCGTCACGGCTAGAAGTTTTACCGGCCCGTGCATCATGTTTGTGTTGCTCCATAGACTTGTAGAATTCAGCGCGATCGGCTTCCAACTCTAAGGCGTCTTCTAGGGCATCAGACCTTTGGATCTGCTTTTGGTCCCGACGCCCTAAAACGTAAATAATGGGAAGTAATACGGCTAGTGAGCCAATTATGTAGGTTTTAAGTTTTCCTGTAAGGAAACCGAACATTACCGTTCACCCTCGGAGTGATCTTTAAATCTTGCATAGCCTGCGAGACAAATGCCGGCCAAGGCTACTACTAAGAAAATGACTTTTAGGTTTTCGCTGTAAGAGACTAAACCTTGTAACTGACCTGAGATTTCATTGGCTACAGTGGCTGCGCCTGCCACCCCCACACCGGCCATAGTCTTACTTTTTTTAAGGGACTTTGGCGCGGCTTGCTCTACCTTCTGAGGGGGTAAATCCCCACCATTCGACGGTAAGTCAGCATCCATACTAAATAGTGCGGCTTCCGCAGTACGGCGGCGGGTAAGCCCTCGAACTACTTGTAGTACACCTGATACGCGGGCTTTGTTCCAGCGCATAATCTGTTCAGGTACTTCATGGTATAAACCACGATTCAGGCGTTTTAACAAGGTGCTAGACTGAAAGTTAGGGCCACCTATGTTGAAAATTAGTGACACTAGACCGTCGTACTGGTTCTGGGTAAGAGGCACTTCGACGTTGCGCTTAACTACCGCTTCGCACCATTGTAGGTCTTCACGAAGTTTTTGTTCAGCCTCTTCTACAGTAATACGCTGCCCAGATCGGACGCCCTTGCAACTACCATACCCGATAGTCCAGCGGCCGGCCACGCACCGATATGAGTGTATCATGCCGTCTTCTCCAACCTTATGAAGGCCTTCGAATGACTTAATTAAGTTAATGCCTGTCTGTGATGTAGACTTAGGATGCATAAAAATTCCTTCCGAGTGACCCCCCCGAAAGATTACTGATCAAATGTCATAGTGTACGGTGACATCATCCCATTACCGCCGCGCTGTGCTGGTGACAGACGACCCATATTATAATTAGATCCCGCGCGGAAACGGCTTGACTGATCAAACATAGCCATCATTCTATTAATGTTGAGGCTGTCCTGCATGATGCGCCGACCAGATTGATCAAATGCCGCCATCAAAAGGTTACCCTGTTGATCAATAGCGCGGGCCATAGTGTTTCCATTGTCGTCCATTTGTGACGTAAGAAGACGGCCTTGGCTATCAAATGAGTTTGCAAGTTTTGTATACTGGTCGCGCATCCGAGCATCCATCTGACCGCCCTGTGTAGAAATCAGGTTACGAATGGAGTCTAGTTTGTCTGCGAACATGCCGCCATTGTTGTACGAGTCTGTTGACTGTGTATTAGCGCCGGTTGCTACTTCTTTAGCAATTCTCGCATAGTCAATTTCTACGTTGCCACTCTGTTGTTGCTGCGCGTTTGCAACGCTTGTTGCAGCCTGTGCAGTATTTTGTACTGTATCTTTTACACCGGATACTGCGGAAGATAGACCGCTTTGTCCCGAACGTACAGCATCAAACCCGCCTACAACTTGATCGCCTAGATCGCCTACCGCACCGGCCATCTGTCCAGAATAGTCCCCAAAGTCCTCACGGAATTCGGAAAGTCCGGTTTGCATGCCGGCTTGTTGTTCAATCATTTGGGCTTGGCCTTGGGCCAATTGCTCATAATATAATGCGCCAGCGTTTCCGTACTGATTAATTAGGTCTGTCATTGAGACCTGACCACTTAGTACTGCTTCCTGCAATGCGGTGCGGTCTTCTTGTGCGGCCGTGGCATTTGCTGCCATGCCTTCGTTAACACCTTCGAAACCAGTAGTAACTGTTCCTGAAAGATCATCTACTTTAGATCCAAGACCTGCGGTGTCCTGTGAGATGCCCGCCAAAGAGGCGTCCACAGTATCAAACCGACCGCCCATATTATCGAACCCGCCCTGAGTGGTTCCTTCAAGAGTACCAATTCGGTTTTCGATGCCGGATGTATCTACGGTCTGGGTAACCACACTTGTCTGCGGTATTGAAGCGATCTGGGCAGAAATATTGGACTGTCCAGTACTTAGGGCTTCCTGATTTCCAATAATAGTACCTTGGCCATCCGACAACTGTTGCTGGTTGCTAGTTATAGTACCTTGGCCAGCCTGTAGGTCAGCCCCCACGGCGGCGGCGTTATTAAACCCTGTGTCTATACTTCCTGCAATACTTTGCTGATTGGAAGTAATAGTGTCGTACTGTTGGTCGCCTAACCCCGTTTGTACGGTAGTTGATTTTTTCTTACTCATTTTACATCCTGCCTTTATGGATTTTATCTGTGGTGTCTTTATTAACTCGGAGCCAGTGTACTTTTTGGGGTCCGTATAGTTTCTGGCAATGGTCGCTCATCTGCTTCCAAACAGGCCTAAGATGACCAAAGGGTGCCAGCATCCATATGCCCCACAACTGGTCCCCACTTTCCCTAGAGTAGTCTTCCAATGAGGGATTAAATTCCCCACGCTTAAAGGCTTCGGCCTCTTCGTCGGTGAACCAACACCACGTTGTTAATCCTGCGGGGGTTTTAAGGCCATTGGCCTTTTCCGCATAGTATAGAACAGCATGTCCCGTAGTAAGCGGATTGACGTAGTCGGCACAAAATTCTGATACAGATACTTCGTTTGAGAATTCAGTATGAGAAAAGAGGTATAAGCCGTCTAGCACTTCTTGAGGGGAGATTGGCATGACGATTTCCTTAGTTACATGACTAATTATAGCCCATAATTAAGGTAGTCTTCAAGGTGTCTTGCCACTCCCCCACAAGTATTTACGGAGCCGTAGGCCAATCGTTTTCGTCTACCATAGGCCATTCTGTGTGATCTGGCATGTCGCGCAGAGCGGTTCGATAGGTAGCCCATGCG